ATATCTTTTCTGTGAATGATTAAATCTTTCATCCACGACCTCATAGGGCGCGCAGGAGACGCACCAAGCTTAGCTAAAGCTTTCTTGAGGGGTTCCACCACGGTTCCATCATCAAACTCTGTTACAGTTAGACAAGCAGGAGCCGAAGTGATGGGATACATAGGTTCTCGATCCCCATCTCCTTGTGCAGGAGAGGGTCGAAGATTAGTCTTTGCAGGCATTATCTTCTTACGATACAATTGTCCAAGATAAGCGTACTTTCCATTCCGCACATTCTTAGAAATTTCAGGTGTAACGTATCGAATAAACTTAGGTATGTAGGCACAATGGGACTCAATTTTTCCAACTTGAGGCTCCACAAAGTCGTCCATAGTAATTGGACAAAAGTACGAGTTATACCCGACTTTTCCTACATGTATCCCGGCAACATAAATATGACCATTGGACGCAGCTAGAGTATACGGTTGCCCGCAATCTCCAGGTTTGCCCATTCCACCGGCTAAGATGTAATAATTGGCCATATCAAGTGTACCTCTACCGTATTGATTAGACGTCATAACAGTTTCTCCACGAGAAGCTCCTGTACGACGAATTCGTTCTACGACAACCTGGTCACCCAGGAATTGTTTTGACACACGAGAATATTCAGTATGTGGATGCATCCATTTCTCAAGCTCGCTCTGAGAGCGAAACAATTTACTCTTAAGAGATTTGAAAGCACTAGTTGACCGAGGGTCAAGATCCACATAAACTATATCTCGCCTGTCTTGTACATTAGTCACTTTAACCTGGGTACCAAAAAACGTTGCCATAACAGCTCCATTGTTGATAACTTCTACACGAGTGTAGCCAGGTCCATAGACAGAAAAAGGATGACCTACAGTGATAAAACGATAACCAGAAAGTATACCGTCAGTCTCAAAGTATTCATCGCCGTACCAAAACCTAAGAGTCTTCATATAATTAGAAATCTCAGAAATTTGTCGGCTCTCATCGTCTATGTGTGACTGTATGTACGAAGGATCCTCATCCCACTCATAAGAGTGAGGCTTAACAGCATCTAAAATTGGGTCGTTCCAGGAAAGTATAAATCCACATTTATCACAATGGACTATACCCTCGATCTCTCGAAGGAGATGAGTGGGTCTATAAGACTCACACTCTGGACATTGAACACAAGTTTCAGAATGAGGAATATATTGAGGTCGACCAGGCAAACGCGCACGCTGCTCTCGGGGGAGAGAATGTGGCTGAAATCCAGGCCGTTGTGGAAGTTTAGCTCTGATATCTCTGGGAAGAGAATGAGAACCAAACTGGGGATTAGCATTGCGGTAAACAGGCAAATGCTTAGGCCCACGGGTATCAGGAATTAATCCTTGGTCCATTAAGGACCCTCTAATGGTTGAAGGACCATGAGAAATACCCTCCACGGGTGGTTCCTGGGCAAAAATTGACCCTTGATAAACCACCTCTTTCGTAGGTTCGAGCTCTTTCTTATTAAAAATGGCAAGACTAATGCAAACAAAACTAGCAAGGACTCCGA